CGCCGAACCTGGCCTTGAACTCGGACCCCAAGGTCAACGTGGGGGACGTGGATTTCCTGATCCGTGGCTGCTACTTCGACTGCGGGGGCAACGACAAGGGCCCGAACGTGGCGCTCCAATCGTCGCGTGCGCGCATCGAAAGCTCGACCTTCATTTCGGTGGCTACGGCATCGAACAGCCAGCCGAAGGCGGCCATCACGACCTTCACGGGCTCGAACATCACCGGCTTCACCATGAAGGATACGGTCATCTCCGCTGGCCCGTTCGGGTTCGCGAACTACGCCGCCGTGGATCTCACGGTAGGGACGGCCATCAGCCAAGTCGTGATGGAGAACATCAGCCTGCTCCTCGGAGCCGACATGGTGCTGCTGCCGGCAACCACCGGGCGCATCAACATCCAGACCGCGACGGGCGGCAGCCGGGTTCAGTGGTGAACGCATGCACCTAATCAATCCGCTCGTAGCTGGCATTCGCGGCGCAGAGATCGGCTCGGTCGAGCTGCTCGAACGCGGCACGTCCACGCACGCCGTGTACTACAAGGACTTCCCCGCGACGCAGCAGTACAGCGTACAGCCCATCCCGCTCGACTCGTTCGGCAGCGTCACGCTGTACGTGGAAGAGCTGGTCGACGTGCTCGTGCGCGACCAGAACGGCGTGCTCGTGCGCCAGTTCGTGGCGGGCGACCACGCGGCGTCGGTCGAAGTCATCAGCCAAAGTTTCTCAGGCGTCGACTACCGCGACGGGACCAAGGGGCCGTTCAAGCCCACGAACCTCGCGAGCGTGCTCGACCTGTGGAAGACGAACTCGGGCGGCATCGATTGGAAGGTGCTCGTCGGGGGCAACGTGGTCACCATCGGGGAAGCACTCAGCAGCTTCGCCGGGCTCTACTACAACGTGAAGAGCTACGGCGCGCTCGGTAACGGCGTGGCGGACGACGGCGCGGCGATTCAAGCCGCCATCACGGCAGCGGCCGTCGCGGGCGGGACGGTGTTTTTCCCGCCCGGCGTGTTCCGCACGACCGTGACCATTCAGGTTCCGGTCAGCGTGTGCATTCTCGGCAGTGGTGCGCCCGCGAGCAAGCTGGCCATCGACGGCAACCTGTTCGTGGTGCAGTGCGCGGGCGACGACAACGGAGGGACGCGAGCCATTCGCAACATGTGGTTCGGCAGCATCAACACGGTCACCACGAACAGCACGGCGTTGGTGTCGGGTGCCGGCGCGCGTGTGCTGTTCGAGGACTGCCTGTTCGGCAACGACACGACGACCAAGGGCACCCACGCGCAGCTCCAGAACAGCACGCTCGATTCGCTCGTGACGTTCAACCGCTGCTCATTCTTCGAGATGGCGGGCAACAACATCGTCATCGCTGGCAACACGGGTCGTTCGACGTTTCGCGACTGCGACTTCAAGAGCATCTTTACGGGCGCCCAGAGCACGCCGCACATCTTCGCAAACGACAGCATGCTAATCGAGGGGTGTCGCTTCGACGCTTCCTCGCTCACGTCGGGGACGTTTGCGTACATCAACTACCTGTCGCAGGCGCCGCTCGGCAATGGCGGCGCCAAGTTCGTGAACAATCGGTTCAAGAGTGGGGCCGCTACGCTCGCCGCGTTCAGGACATCGAGCACCGTGCCGCGCTTTGGGATTTGGGAGTCCGGCAACTCGTTCGGTGATCTGGCAACCGGCTTCTTGCCTCTCTACCTAGAAGACGGAGCGGACGGCTTCGCAGACGCGGCGATGGACACCGCGGGCCTGCGCACGCACGGCTCGCGCCTAAGCCGATCCTTTGGGGCGATCAACAACGCCACACCCGTAAACATAGACGCAAAAAACTACGCGCTCGCCGTCATCAAGCGGACTACTGCTGGCGGCGGTGGCGCGCTGACGATTACGGCGAGCCTTGGTTCGCTAGGCGACACGCTGACGGTGCAAATCGTCAACACGACCGGCGCAGCGGTTACGCCGGCCTGGGGATCCATGTTCCTGTTGGGTAGCGGAGCTACGAGCTCAATCACGACCGGAGGCAGCGGGCAGTACAAGTTTGACTTCTTGCCGATTGGCGTTGGCACGACGGGCAAGTGGGTAATGACAGGCGTCACCCTCACCATCTAAATGGCCCAAGCGGAAATCAACTTCTCCAATCGGCAAGCCACCGGCCAGCAAGAGCTCGCGGGTGCGCCCGCCGTTGCGGTGAACATCATCGTGGACGACACGGGCGCTATCAGGCGGCGCCCGGGACTCCAGGCTGCGCCCGGCATCTTCAATGGCATCGTCGACCCCACGGGCCTCTCCGGCATCTACCAGACCGTGGACGGCAAGCTGTACGTCGTTGGCAACACCCCGAGCTACCGAAACATCTATCGCGTGACCAGCATCGCGACTCAGATCGGTGTGCCGCTGAGCGACGCGACGCTATCGGGCACGCTGCGTCCGGTGTTCGCCGAAACGCAGCTCATCCTGGCGATAGCTGGCGGCGACAAGATGCAGAAGGTGGTGCTCGCTGACAACACGTCGAGCCGCATCTTGGACCAGCCGCCCTATGCCTCACACGTCGCCGCGAACAGCTCGCGCCTGCTCGGCAACATCGCGAACGTCAACTACAACAACACGTTCGACAAGTCGGTCGTGCGCTTCAGCGGCATCGCCAACGGCAACTCGAGTTTCGCCGGCATGGAGGTATGGACCGAGGGCGTCGTCATTGGCGGCGCCGGGCACTTCAGCGCAGAGGCCAATCCCGACCCGGTGCTTGCCGTCTACGAGAACACGAACGAGGTGTTCTGCTTCGGCACCAAATCGGTGCAGGTGTTCGCGCCCGATCCCTTCGTGAGCAACACCGGCATTCCTGCTGGCTGGTCGCCGACCGTCACCAAAGAGCTCGGCTGCGCGGCGCCCTACTCGGTAGTGAAGGTGAACCAAAACTTCTTCTGGCTCGATGAGCTCCGCCGCTTCGTCACGTCCGATGCGCGCTCGGAGCAGGTCATCGGAGACCCCATCCAGAAGACCATCGACGACATTGCGGTCGTGTCGGACTGCTACGGCTACCGCGTGAGCGCGGGCCCGCTCGACTGCTTGGTGTTCAAGTTCGAGCAGGACGGACGCTGCTTCTCCTTCCAAAAGGGCAACAGCTGGTCGGAATGGCTCAGCTGGAAGAACGGCAACTGGGCGCCGTTCCCGGTCACCTGCGAGGTGATTTCCCCGACCACGAGCGACAACCTCGTGGGCGACAGCTTCGGGCGCGTCGGGCGCCTGTCACTCGACGCCACGACGGACTACGGCGAGCCCATCAATGCGCGCGTGGAAACGGGCTACATCGACCGGGGAACGGACGAAAAGAAGCACTGCCGCTGCGTGCGGGTGACGATGCGCCGAGGGCAAACCACGGCCCCCGTCGGCCCCGTCGCCTACATCAGCTGGCGGGACCAGCCGGGCCCCTACAGCCCTCCGCTGGCGGTCAACCTGGGCGCACAGGGCGACACGCACCCCGTGGTAGAATTGCGCTCGCTCGGCTCCTATCGGCGCCGGCAGTGGCGTTTCGAGTTCTCAGGCACCGAGCCGCTGGAGCTCGTGAAGGTGACCGAAGAGTTCGACATCTTGAAGAGCTGAGGAAGCAATGGACAAAAGGGCGAGCGGCACACTATCTGGAGCAGCATCGGGAGCGGCCGCAGGGACCGCAATCATGCCCGGCTGGGGCACGGCCATCGGCGGCGTGCTCGGCGGGCTCGCTGGCTACTTCGGCAGCGGCGACGACTCCGAGGTGGACAAGGCTCGCGCTGAAAAGGAAGCGCTCGCGAAGAAGATCGCCGACCAGTACCTCAGCTACCGAGACACCGTAAACGAGGCGTACATGAAGCAAGCCGCTGGCGCCAACAGCTTCTACGACGTGAACAGCAACATGCTCAACTCGATGAACGGCGGCCAGGGAGCGCCCGACATCGCAGGCGGCGTGTACACGTCTCCCATCAAAGCCGAAGGCATGAAGGACGTGAGCATCCCGAGCACGTCACCCACCTTCGCGCCGGGCACGCCGATGCCCAGCCAGAACGCCCCGGGAGCCGTCAGCTACATCCCCAAGAAGAGCTCGTAATGGCGCAAGACCCCAGCACGAACCTGCCGCGCACGGGCGCCGTCGAAGCGCCGCTCGACTTCCGTCCGCCCGAGGCGCCGAAGTCGCTTTCAGACAAGCCGTACACCACGATGATGAACCCCTACAACCTCAACACGGAGGCGGGGAAGAAGTGGGAGAAGGACCACCCGGACAATAAACAGGTCGTCCACTACGACGAAGAGGGGTATCCGATCCCTACGCAAGCGCAGATGGATGCGGCGTATTCGGGATTTTCCAGCGGCAACGCGCCCGCTGGTTCGTATGCGTACGATCCGCGCTGGGGCTATGGCAGCCCAGACAGCGACAACCCGTACGCTTACGGGACGCATGAGTGGGACACGTGGCGCGCTCGAAACGACATGGCCAAGCGGAATGCCGCAGCCAAGAAAGCCTGGCAGGAGGCGCACAAGGACCAGCGCAAGGAGCAGCCCGCCGCAGCTCCCGCAGCTCCCGCCACGCCCTTCGCGTCGAGCGGCATCGACCTGACCAAAGAGGGCAAGGGCGAGAGCTACGCCGATTCAGTCACCGCCTACTACAACGAGCACGGCATCCCTTTGGTTGGCAACGAGTCGAAGGTCACGCTCGACAAGTTCCGTTCGTCGCAGCCGCAAGACCTGTCGCCCTACTACGACTACGCCAGCAAGCTCACGTCGGCCAAAATCGACAATGCTATGTCGGCGCGCGGCTCGTACGGTTCGAGCAATGCGACCGGCCAGATTGGCGCGGCCGAGATGGCACTCCGCGCCGACGAGGCCAAGGCGAACGCGCAGTACGGGCTCGACCGCTACGCGCAGGAGGGCAATCTCGCGGGCTCTTCCGACGCTAGCGACGCGCGCAAGAACGCACTCGAATTCTCTTGGGCGAAGGGCTTGTCCGACATCGCCTTCAGGAATCAGGACGCAGGCGAAGGACGCACCCAGCAGCTGTTCGACGACAACTTCCGCGTCGCCGCCGCCAAGGCTGGCAACTGGACGGACAGCACCGGCAAGGCCATCGAGGGTGTGGGTGATGCGACCGACGCTGCGAACAACGTGCTCACGGGCAACGCAAACGATCAGGTAAGCCACGCCAACGCTGACGCAAATCAGGCCAACGAAGACATGGGTTCGTTCAAGGACGCCCTGAACCAGGGCGCCACCAACTACGGCAACTTCAAGACGCGGGAAGCGGCTGAGGAAGCAGCCAACAAACCAAAGGCGAACTAATGGCCATCAAAGGAGTAAACCCCAGCTACTTCGCCGGCATGCCAGAGGTTGCGCTCGATCCGAAGGCCAGCAAGGCGAACCCGCAGTACGCGCAGATGCTCAGCCAGGCCATGCAGAACCAAGCGGCCGCTACGGACAAGCGGCGCGAGTCGGACGAAGACAACGCCTTCAAGGCGCGCACGCAGGACCAGCAAGAGCGGCGTGACCGCATGTCGAACGAAATCAGCAAGCGCAACACGGCCGTGAACGAAGCAGGCGAAGCGCGCTTGAAAGGCGAGCAGGACATCAAGAACGACCACCTCAAGTCAGCCGACACGCGCGACCTCATCGAAGCAGCGCACCGAGCCAAGGAAGCCAAAGACCAAGTTGCCTACGACTTCCTGAACAGTGAGCTCGAAAAGCGCGGCGTCAACGTGCGCTCCAAGCAGGAGTCGGACGAGGACTTCGCAACGCGTATGAATCGTGCTCCGCAGCCGGCGCCCCCTGCCCCACCAGCTGCTCCGCCAGTAGACCGTTCGCCGATGCCCCCGCGCTCGCCGCCCCCCACGGCAAGCTTCCCGCCTGCTGGCGGGGCAGAGGCAGCGCCGCCCATGAGGGCAGCGCCAGCGGGCCCACTGCCTCGCTCGACCGCGAGCTTCCCACCCACCAACGGAGCGCCACCGCCTGGGCCCGCCCCTGCGCCAAGGCCGGCGCCGTCCGCTGCCGCGGCAGCCCCACCACGCGCCGCCGCGCCAGCTAGTCCAGGGTGGCCAGCGCCCCCTCCGCCGACCGACGACAGCGCTTTCTTCCAGGCGCCATTCGATCAGGCTGGCCTAGAGGCAGGGCTCGATAAAGTCATGCCAACCGATCAGCAGGTCCTGAACGCATACATCGGGGACTCGGTTCGGCGCGAAAAGGCTGGGCTGCCGGCCATTCCATACTCGAAGGGCCTGCTCCCGGGCAAGACGTTGCGAAGGCGCGCAGCGGAATCCGACCTGATGCTGAGCCCCGACGACCCACTGCTCAAGCCGAGGGCACAATGACCGACGCAGGACCCCGAGGACTCATCCCTGGCAGCACGCTCGCCCCGAGCCTGCGCCGGCCCGTGGCGCCAAGCTCGGTTGCGTCGTTCGCCCCGGTAGCGACCGCTTCGACGCCCGAGACAACTCAGCTTGCGCCCGAAGAGCAGGCCGCATTCGAGGCCTGGCTCAAGCAGAACAACGTCCACGACATCGACGATCCGCGCTCGCACTACGACTACCGAGGCGCGTTCAAGGCTGGTATCGGTCGCGAGCCCGGTGCTGAGGGGCACTTCCCCGACACCTTCAAGCAGCACGGCCACGAGACGTTCAGCGGCGAAAGCCGGTACTCGAAGGGCCCTGGTGACGGCGGCACTTGGCAGGGTGACACCTTCATTCCGCCAAAGTCAGGTATGCGCCCATCAGCAGCGGCAGAGCCGCTCGCCAAGGGCCCGCTCGGCCCGCTACCAGCTGCTCCGCCCAAGGTGAACGCCCCCTATGGCATGAAGCCGGGTGTGCGCCATTTGCTGCCTGGCATCAGCCCCCGCCAAGCCGAGAGGAAAACGCTCAGTGTCGACGAGGATGCTGAGTTCGTCTTGCCGGATGGCAGCGTCATTCCGATGGTATCGCGCAACCCGCGCGATGAGGGCATCGTGAAACAGCTCGGACAGTCGCTCTCGATGATGGCTGCTACACCCAGGGAACAGGCCGTAGCTCGTGCTGTAGAGGAATGGGGGCACTCGGTAGTCGGGCAGAAGCCGATCGAAGAGATCGAAAAGAGGATGAGCGACATCTGGGACCACAACGTCGGCAACGTGGTGAAGCGCGAACTCAGTCGTGATCGCGTCGAAGCGGCAGCGGTCAACAGAGGCAATAGGCCTGGTGCTGGTCCTGCGGCCGCCGACAAGTACGACGATACTGTCGAAGACAAGCTGTGGTCAGCGGCTGAGCAAATCGTTCAGCATGAGTCGAATAACAACAAGTACTCCGGGCTCTCGAACATGGAGAACCAGATGGAGCTGATGGATGCGCAGCTCAAGACGGACTCCCCCATGGCTCAGCGCATGGCCCAGCTGCAACAGCTGCTGCTCGTCACCGGCAAGACAGCAGTCGAAAGCGAGCGCTCTGGAGTCACGGCCGGCGCCGGCAAGTGGAACGAACTCTACAACAAGTTCGCGCTCTGGAGCGGAGACGAGCGCTTGGCGGCCGAATACCTCGGCGAGTTCCAAACCTACCTGGGCATTGCCCGAGCAGAAATCCAAAGACAGAAAGACGACATTGCCCAGAGCGCAGCCACGGCGATGCTCGACAGGGCCAACAAGTACGGCCCTGAGGTGGCCCAGCGTTTCGCCGCGAATGTGTACGGCAGGATTTCTGGCAAGTGGAAGGGGGGCAGGTTCGCGCCGCCGAAACCAGGAGAGACCGCCGGCACGGCCGATCCGTCAATCCCGCGCCCTCGCCCTGTGGCTACTCCAGCACCTAAGCCGGCGCAGGCGGCTCCTGCTGCTCCCAGGGCGGCCCCGAAAGCAGCGGCGCCAGCCGCTCCTAGCCTGGGTAGCGTTTTGGATAGGCTCAAGGCGAAGAAGAAATGATCACCGAGGAGGAATATCAGCTCGCAAAGGAAGGGCTGAACGACAAGGACGTGTCTCCCGAGGAGAGGGCGGTACTAAAGCAGGCCGTTGCTGAGTACGAGCACTCTCAGCTGAAGGCAGCTGCTTCTGCATCGGTAGCAGCGCCCGCGCCGCCTGCGCCGCCTGCCCCTCCAGCGCCCACCGCCCAAACGGACCATGGATTCCAGCAGGCGAGCCCGTCGCTTGATGAGCAATTCAAGAACGTGCAGCCGAACGCTGACCGTGATTGGACCTTGCCGAACGCTTCCAAGCTGAAGCGTTTCAGCGCGCCCACGGAGTACGTGAGCAAGTCGAGTCCAGCGCTGTCCGGCATCGCTCAGGCGGCAAAGGGCATGATGGTCGATCAGGTCACTGGCATGACCAGCTCGCTTTACTTCGAGCCGACCGAAAATCAATTCCTGGTCGACATCGGGCCTTACTTGAAGGCAAAAAATATCCCGCCAGGAACCGAGGCTTACAAGCAGGCATTCGCTCGCTACCAAGACGCCAAGTGGGAGCAGGCTTACAAGAAAGCCGAAGCTGAAGATCGAACGATCACTCGCGTCGACTACACGCGCGAGAAGGGCTGGAAAAAACTCGCCAACTACTTGGGTGAAAAGGCAGACGTTGGGGCGGCCTTCAGCGAGGGCATTGCCAGAGGCATGACCGGACCCGGGCGAGAAATCGGAGTGGCTGTTCGAGATAAAATCACCGGCAGAGACGACGTGTCGGCGATGCGCGAACGCGCCAACCGTAGCCCGATAGCAAGCACAGTGGGTCAGGTTGTCGGCTCAGCTGCCAGCTTCGGACCGTTCGCCAAGATTGCGGGCCGAGTGACCAAGGGCGTCGCGCCGCTCATCAGCAAAACGCCGCTTCTCAACAAGCTGGGGCCTACTGTCGGTCGCTACCTCGCTTCGGGGGTGGGGGCAGCGGCGGGCGCCGAGTCGGAGCTCGTGGCGAACACGCTCGGCGAAGGCTTCGCTGACGCCGTCCATAATCGGCCGGTCAACCCAGACACCAAGGACGGGTTCGTCGCTCGCCTGATACAAACTGGGCTGATCGGTGGAGCCGGCGGGTTGGTCGGCGAAGGTGTTTCCGATCTGGCACGCGCTTACCGCTCTCACATTCGCAGCACCGGGGACAGTCTCCACCCGGAGTTGGCCAACGTAGAGGAGGGTGGCACGACGACCCACATGCTTCGTGGACTCGAGGAATCGAGCTCCGTGAAGCGGTCACTGGAGCGTACACGCGGCAACGTCCCCGGCGAGGGTCGAGCTCCGGTCATGGGCGAGGCCGTCGAGTACGCCGCTGACGACGTGGTGGGGCCAATCGTCGACCGCTACTTCAAGGAGCACCACGACACCTTGAGTCGCATCGACGACGAGAGCATGAACATGGTCGGCTCGAACCCTGACCTTCGCGTGCCGAAGAAGGTACAGAACCTGCTGGATATGCTGCGCTACCACCTGACGGTGCGTAGCCAGCCGGAAGCTGGCGGTAAGTTTATCCAAAACCCTAGCGATGCCATCGGCACCTACAACAACAACGAGCTGAAGCGCTTCGTTTTGCGCGCCATGAAGCCGCGCATCGCATTGGCGGCAGACGCGAAAGGGATAGCGGAGAGAACGCGCGGCACGGTCATGAGCGTCAACGACGCGCGGCGAATGGGGTTCAAAGTGAGGAACCCAAACAAGCGCGGTGGCCTAGAGGACACACTAAGCAAGACGCCAGTAAACGATACGCTGCCGCCGCCGCCAACCGATGAGTTCGCCCCAATATCGGAAAGCGAGCTAGAGGAAGGTGTAGGTGGCGGACTGCCGGAAAGGGTAGCGGAAGCCCCCAGAGACACGATCCCAACCAGAAGCGCTCCATCCGATTGGGCTGAGCAAACGCTGCCATCACCAGCGCCGGACTCCATGCCCGCGAACGCGAGCCACCCGCCCCTGGAAATCATGAAGGGCACCCCAGAGGATGCTTGGGTGGTGATCGTCGAGCCGCGCGCATACGACGCGCTCGCAATGGAGAGCCTGAAAAAGTCCATCGACGACTCGGCGAACGTCGCGAGCAAGATGGGCAGCAAAGACGAGATGTGGAACGATCTGGTGAAAGCGATCCGCCAGGACCGCGACCAGTTCGCCAACGGCAAGTGGAGCGAGCTGAAGAACAGGCACCACGATGAGCTGAACACCCTCACCCAGCTCAGGCAGCATGCAGGGATCTACGAGACGCAACCGTTCTCTGGCATGGAAGGCGACACGCAGAAGAAGGCGACCGCAGCCATCACAAGATACGGCATCGAGCCGAAGGCGACGAACGAGGCCGTCGCTGCATTGGCCGACCGGGCAGACGTGCGGCCCGGATTGGAGAACCTGAAGGGCACGCGCGCATATACGGCGCTCAAGACCAATCCGTCGCAATCGAGCTTGGCGGCCAGCTTCCCCGTTGTGGGGGGCCTCGTCCCAGGAGCGAAACTTCGAGGCGATGCTTTGGCTCGCGCCCTGGCGCGCAATCCCGAAGGAGAGCCCATCGTCATCAAGGGGCTCAACCAAGAGTGGTCCCGCGCCCACCTCGCAAACGAACCTGTCGGGCGTTCGCTGCTTCCCTCCTCTGGACTGCTCGCCATGGGCGGCGGAGCTTTAGGGCTCAAGACGGGAGCGGCGATCGATTCCGCCACCAACACCGCTCATCCGGCCGGCTCACTCGACCCCGAGCAGCAACGCATCATCGAAAACTACCTGAATCAGCCATGATAGGATCACACCCATGAGCGCAGAAACCACCATCATCCGTTACACAGGTGCCACGCCTGGGGCAGATGCCCTGGTCTACCCGTTCTTCGACACGGTGACGGCCTTCCCTGGCGCGCGCTACGTCGGCATGCACCGCATGAAGCGCCTGGTCGTAGACGTCGCCAACAACGGCGCAGGCACCTTCAACCTGTACAAGAGCTCGACCCGCGTCACGAACCCAGCGCTGGCCACCACGCGCGACACAACCAAGGTCGCATGGGTGCAGATCGCCACCTTCGCCGTGCCAGCCATCACCACGAGCTCGAACATTCTCGACTTGCTCATCGAGGAGTACGACGACGTGAAGCTCGAGTTTGTGAACGGGGGGGCGCCGCAGTCCGCCACTTGGTTCCCCAACATCGCCCTCACTGGCGAGCGCGTGAAGTCGAACTGAGCCCATGCCGAGCTGGCCTACCGCAACGAACTGGCCGACCGGCGTCAATTGGCCCACAGGGGGAAATTGGCCGACTGGCGTCAACTGGCCAGCAGGCGGCAGCGGGCCTCCGCCTCCGCCTCTGAACTTCGCCGACCTGTTCCCCACGACCGACGTGCTCTTGTCGTCTCAGACCGATCTTGGCGGCCTCGGCTATACCGGCACACTGTCGCCAGTGGCGGGCAATGCATCGAGCACAGTGATGGTCCTGACTGGGCCGGTCTTGGCACTCGCCGTGCCCATTTGGCTGCGCTTCTTGGCGGGCGGAACAGCAGACATTTACTATGACGGCATCGGTGTTACCCCGGCGATGGCGGGCGTACCGTGCGCGGTGGGCGTGCCGATCCCGCTCACGGGTGCGGCCGTCGGCATCACCATCACACCGACCGGGGGCGGTCTCGTGGCAGGCGACACATGGAAGGCGACATGCGGCGGACTTCTCGACCAGAGCGGCAACGCAAAGCACTTCAGTACGAGCAGTCCGCCGCTCGTATCGGCCGGCCCGCAAGGCAACCCCGGCCTGATTTTCGACGGCCTGACCAACTTCATGATCTCCCCGCTCCTTCTGCCCCAGCCGAGCATCACGCCTTATCGCGTCGGTATCGTTTACCGCATGATTTCGTGGAATAATTTTGCGCGCGTGTTCAGCGGAGGGGACCCGGGGGGCAACGTCGGCGCACTGATCCTGAACAACGTGGTCCCGAACATGGTGGCGTACAACGGCGCAGTGGGTCCCGACCAGGCATCGCCCCTCGGCGCGTGGGAGGCGACGGAAGTCTACTTCAGCAACAGCGCGAACGACTCGATTCGCCGAGGCAGCCAGCCGTCTCTGTCGACAATCCCTTACGGAGACAATGTGGCGACGACAGGCTTTCGCATCGGCGGCGTGAACGGACAATCCAACATCGAATTTCTGCACGCCATCGTGCTGAAGGGCGCCTCCGCTACGGCCATGCCGACGACATGGCGCGCAGCGGTTGCAGCCAAGTACGGGCCGGCGATCGCAGTATGAGCCTCACCGATCTCGTCCTCAGCGCAGTGTGCGCGGTCCTGCTGCTGCTCTGCCTGCGCCTGTTCGTGGGCTGCACGTTCGCCGCAGTCTCGGTCGATTGCGCTATGGGCGAGGCAGGGGCAAGCCAGTAGCTCAATCCTCGTCGCGGAACGAGTCGGCTGCGTCGGGCGCTGGTAGCTCCTTTTCCAGCTTCACCAGCTGACGATTGCAGCGCATCCAGGTCTTGCTCAGCTCGGCGTGCATGCTCGGGGTCAAGAGCCCACCTTCGCGCGCCGCCTGAATGTCGCGCGTGAGCGGCGAGGGCTTGGCGACGGAGCCGAGCAGGTCACGCAGGATGAGCACGCCCTCGTAGTCGCGGCAACCGGGCAGCGAATTCTCAATCATGGTGAGCGTGTCGCGGAGGGCCTGGAACTCCTCAGCGGCGAGCTGGGGGTCGACGAGCGGCTCCTCCTCGCTGTCGCTGGCGTGGACCGTGATGGCCTTGCGACGCGGGTCCTCCTGGCGCTCCTCCATCGCGATCGGATGCGTGGCTTGCTCCATCTCGACGTCCGTGTACAAGCCCCCGCAGTCCTCCGGGAAGGCTTTCCGGAAGGCATGCGCTTCGGCGCATTTTGCGAGCTGGTTCATGGGCATGTCGTTCCAGAACTTCGTCGGGTTCCCGTCCTGCTTGGTCTGCACGTACTCGCTCCAAAAGACCAAGCCGACCGCCGGCCTATCCCAGTCCTTGCGATAGACCTTCACCTTGGCCCATTCGGGGAAGCCCCTGGCATTGCACGGCCCATACTCCGGCTCGTCCTGCCCATTGTAGCGACCGGTGCGCTGCGCCACGGCGCGCATGCCATCGATCGAAATCTGAGCCGACCAGACGTGACGATTCTTCTGGTTGTCCCAGCGCTTCACGAAATGGATCTGCCGGAGCAAGGGGTTCAGGCGGCGGACGCGCGCAATCTCCATCAGCACGGCGAACTCCTCGGAGCTCGCCCCGTTCGCGCAGGTGTCGCGAATCATGCGCTCCTGCTCGGCCGTGAACCGAAGCGGGCCCGAGTCATTGGCAGCGGCGAGCTCGGAGCGTTGCGGCACGACCGCCAGGGTACGGGTCTGCGACCGCTCTTGCACGCTGGCTGCTAGTTGTCGTTCCAACATCGTGTCGTTATTTTGGACCATGGGGTTCTCCTTCTTTCAGCGCAGCGCGATCCCAGGGAGGTCGGCTGGCAGGTAATCGGTGTCGCCCTCGCCGAGGGCAATCAGCCACGAGTGGGCGCACGTGCGGCAGACGGCGCGACGGGTCTCTCCATCGAGCGCAAACCCGTAGGCGCCATGGCGGCAGTGGGCTTTCGCCAAGCCCGGCCGCGTCACGAGAACAGCTAGCCCAACCTCGCGCTCGCTCTCTTCATCAGCCAGCGAGTCAATCCACGCCATGCACTCTTGCTCCTCGGCTACGAGCTCGGCCAGCTCAGCCGCCAGCTCGTCGTCAGTGCCATCGCGGTACTCATCCCAGGGCATCAACTCGGACATGTTGACCTCACTATAGTATCAAACAATTGTTTTACAAGGTGTCAGTGTTCAGTGCGCGTGCTCGGCATCGAAGAGCGCGCGGCGTGCGGTCTCGATTTGAGCAGCGAGCACTTCCAGGCACGCGAATAGCTCGGGGCGGCAATCGGACTCCTGGGCCCAATAGGTGCAGCTGCCGACTTGGATTCGGGCGCGATGGAGAAGCTGCTCGACGGCGGCGCGGAGCTCGGCGGCCGTCGGCTGGGCCTGGGCGAGGCCCGCCCCATCCGCGTGTGAGGCGTCCCGAGGCATCAGTACACCCCCGGCTTCCAGGCGCCGACGATGTACGGCTTGCGCTCGTACTCGGCCCCGCGGAACCACTCGTGCGCCAGGGAGCGGAAGCAGTCGTTGCGCTCTTGCTCGCGGGCCCAGGCGGCCTTGGTTTCGGACTCCTGGTAGCAGCCGTCGCAGGCGACGGAGGCGGGATCGAGGGCATCCTCGCCGAGCTCACGCCCGCAGGCGATGCACTCGGCCGGGTAGGTGACGCGGGCTACGGCGTAATTCATGGGTTACATCAATAACCCACGTTACGCCCGATAGCTAGCCATTTCTTTCCCCCCTGAACCGTTGCACAAATGCAAGCGCGAAATATCGCGGACCCACTAGACGCCCCCTTTTAGGTGTGACGTTAGTGTCTCATGTTGGGAGCTATCACCGGAGAGCGCCTCACCCTGTTTCGCCGGGGCGTCGGGGGAGTGACTGAGCGATGGCGCACCGTGCGCGGCAACGGGGCGGTTATTGGGCGCGCAATGACGGCGGCCTGCGAGCTCGCGGCGGAAGCTTCAGCCGTTGGCGGCTGGCGCCAGGCGGACAGCCTCAGCTTGAATCCGCAGAAACCAGGACAGGCGGGGCAAGTCGAATCCGTGGTCCTCGGCCATGATGGCGCGAATGGCCACCTCGGGCAGCTGGAGGTCGCGAGCCGCACTGACCGCCCGGGCCCGGTTCGGGTACGGGTCATCGGTCGGGACCTGGCGATCGTCCCTCCCCGTGACGGCACTCGTCGGTAGACCGAGGGCGCGGGCGATCTTGTCGGCGCTCTCGAAGGTCACGGTGGCGTCGGGGTCGTTCCTCAGCCGAATCCGGAGGTTCGCTAGAAACGCATTGCTGAGCCCGCAGCCCCCCTCCTCCTCGGACGACCAAAAGTGATTTGCTGACCGAAATTTCCCGTCCTTGACGGCTTCCCGGACGAGTCGACGGATGCGATCTACAATGGTTTCCGACACGTTAGCGACGCTAGCATAGATTACTTTAGTAATCACGCTACATCTCCCTACTTGATTACGTTCGCGACTTAGGTTATTTGCGTAACCTAAAATGAGCGGCCAAAGTTTGACCCTGATGGGGCGGGTTCGACTCGGGAGAGTCAAGCGGGGGTGGAGCCGGCGCGAACTCGCAGATCGGGCGGGAATGAGCACCTCGTACGTATGCTTGCTCGAATCGGGGGCATGGACAACCCCCACGCTCCGGAGCTTGACGAAGCTGGCGAAGGCGCTCGGGTGCTCTGCGCAGTGGCTGGTGTTTGGCGACGGACCCGATCCGGTCTGGACCCGAGAGCCCTCGCTGCCGCGCAAGGTCCGTAGGTTCCGCCCGGCAGGTGCCGCGTGAGCCCCGTGAACCGCGTCGGCTGGGTCACGCTCGCGTTCTTGTTCGCGCTCGGCTTCGCCATGGCGCTGTGCTCGGTCGCGCGCGCCGACTATTCGCGACTAGCTGAGCGGGTCGCTGAGCTCGTCCCGCGATACGGCGCGCGCGGCATCGAGTTAGTCGAGCCCGTGGGGTTTGGCAACGCCGTTGCGCAGGCTTGCAACCAGGACCGCGAGTGCGCGGCTCGGCTGCTCACGATGGCCGTGATGGAGTCGGGGCTGTCCGCTGCCGTCTCGCGCAGCGAGTACAAGCCGTACGAGGGCGACGCCTATCTCGACCGCAACGGCGTGCGCCAGCATCGGGCCTGGGGGACGTACCAGCAGCACCGGTCGCGCCTGAACGCCGAGGTGTGGGGCGACGACGACCTTCTCGTCCAGGCCAGGGCCGCGCGACTCGCTCAGGCGGGCGCCGTCGGCGAGTGCCGAGCGTACCGGTCGGTGCAGCCCGAGGTCGCGATGTGGCGGGTGCTGAGCGGGCGCGGGTGCCTGGCCCCGTACTCGGGCGAGGCGGCACGGATGGCGCTGCTCGCGCGGATTCGGAAGGCGCTCTAGTCAAAAATTCACGCACGCCAATCAGGGCGCGCTTGGAATCGGAAAAGCATTGGGAGGAAGCAATGTCTGAAGCAAACCAGCTGGAACTGAACAAGGGCGACAACTTCATTTTCGCGATCGACGTGAGCGCGAGCATGGGGGCGAAGGATTGCCCGGGAGGGCTGACGCGCATCGAGTTCCTGAAGGAGAAGGTCATCCTCTTCGCGAACGAGGCGAGCAAGTGGGACGAGGACGGCATCGACGTGCTGACCTTCGGCCATCAGGTGAAGGTGCTGCCGAACGTGACCGCGCAGGTTGCGGCCGACACCATCGGCGCGCTCCGGGCGAGCGAGGGCTCGACCGACACGGCCGGCGCGATTGCGGCGGCGTACAAGCGGCACAAGGAAACCAAGAGCGAGCAGACCGTGCTCTTCCTGGCGACCGACGGCGAGCCGAACGATCGCGAGGCGGTGAAGGCCACCATCGTGAAGATTGCGAACGAGCTCAAGGACGAGCACGAGTTCGCGATTTCGTTCCTGACCGTGGGCGTGATTGCCCCCGGGCTGGACGCGTTCTTGACCGCGCTCGACGACGACCTGAAGGGCGCCAAGCACGACATCGTGGACGTGAAGCGCCTGGAAGAAGTCGACTTCATGGCGGCCTTCGTGGGCGCCCTGCACGACTGAGCTGAGCCGAGGCTGAGCGCTGCCAGCGTGGCGCTCGGCCTCGGGCCTTTACCCTCTGGAGGTCATCATGGAAGCCACCAAGTTTTGGGCTGAAAACAAAAAGCTGATGCTGACGACCGCCATCTGCGCGGTGGTCGCCCTGGTCGTGATTCGGTTCTTCGACCTCATCTTTTGGGGCGGGCTCCTGGTCGCCCTGGTCGTCGGCACGGTGCTCGGCTGGACCCACCTCTCGAAGAAGCACGGCGGCGCCGAGGGCGTCTGGAAAGCATTGCTGGCGGAGCTCGGGGTCAAGTGACCCTCGCGTTCGACGTGATGAAGCTCGGGCTCGCGATGATGGCGACCCTCGTCGCGTGGCACTTCGTGCTGGAGATGATCGACTACGCGGGGGACCAGTGACTGAACGCGGCGAGAATCGGCAGACCGTGCGCAAGAACATGCGCCTCGGGGCGATCGAGGTCTGCCTGATCTGCTTCGAGGCAGAGATGGGGCCGGCCTCGGATGGCGAGGAGCTGCTGCGTGACCAGCTCGCCGCGCTGCGTGAATTCGTGGCCAGCCTGGAGGAGGCCATCGCGGCCCCCCTCCCCCCACACTTGAGGGCGGACTGATGGTTTTTATTTCGGCTGCCGAAATCGCGGAGGAGCTCCACGTGTCGCGCTCCCACGCTTACGAGATTATGCGACACATGCCACGCCTCGCGCTCGGTCGAGCGAAGCGTGTCTCGCGTGAAGACTTCGACCAATGGAAAAAAGGAAATACCCAATGGCCCAAAAGCACAAGCTCTGGAAGCATCCCAACGGAACGTACTATGCGTGGATCCTCGGGGCTCGCGTATCTACAGGATGCCGCAGCGAGAAAGCCGCCCAGGCTGCGGCAGGCGAGCTCGAACGCGCCGCAGTGGACCCGAACTATAAAGCCGCGCACCAAACCGGTTTTGGTACCGCCTGCAAGCGCTTCGAGGAAGCCTTCCAGCTCCGGGTAGACGTGGGGAAGCGCTCGGCCCAGACCCTGGATTTCTACCAGTACAAGCTCGCGCACTTGGTGCGCCTGCTTGGCGCCGACCGTCCCATGTTCGACGTCGACTCGACGGCGGTCGAGGAATATCTGAAGGTCCGGGCGGCGGAAGGCGCGCACCCCTCGTCCCTGAACAAGGAGCTCGTCGCGCTCCGGCAGGTGCTCAAGTACGCCCGCAAGCGGGGCGACTTCGTTGGCCAGATCGCCGACGTGATGCCCATCGGCTTCGACCACGAGTACGTGCCGCGCGAGACCTTCCTGACCCCCGAAGAGGCATGGCGCCTGCTCGGGGCCTTCGCCCAAAAACGGAAGTGGGTGTCGCTCCGGGACACGCTCACGCTAGCCGCTCGCACGGCGTTCTTCCTGGCGACGGCCTGCCGTGATGGCGAGCTCGCGCGGGCTCGCCCGGAGGACGTGGACCTCACGACCTGGCTGGTCAAAATCCGTGGCACCAAGACCGAGCGCTCGAACCGCACCATCCCGATCGTGCTCCCCGAGCACCAGCGGCTTCTGTTCGGCGCGCTGCTCGGCGCCCCCGCCCGAAAGGATGGGCTGCTCTTCGGTCGTTGGCAGAACCCGACACGCGACCTGGAGGTGGCGTGCACGCGCTGCGGCGTGCCGGTGGTGACGCCGAACGACCTGCGTCGCTCGCACTCGAAGTGGCTGCGCGTGAACGGCATCGCTCCGGACTTGATTGCTCCGGTGATGGGGCACGTCGACTCGCGCATGGTCGAGAAGGTCTATGGCCGACTGACACCTGAGGAGTTGCGCGAAGAACTGTCGAGTCGAATCGCGGCGCGAGCAACAGTTCAAATTCAGCTTAGCAAATCCGAGCCACTCACGAACCAGCAGGAAAATAGGCCAAATGAAAGCTAGATGCCGGGATTGTGGCTCCGGAAGCGCGGGTTCGATTCCCGTCACTCACCCCGAAAATCCCGCAGAAAGCGGGGGTAGCAACGAGACGCTGCCCCCGCTGAGAGCACCCGGCCCGCCAAGTACAGTTCAAATACAGTTCAGGGACCCCCCAGATCCCTCGCAAATACAGGTAGCAAAAACCTCGTATTTGAACCGCGGGCCGGCTGCCTGTGACCACAAATTCGTAGACTCGGCCCGCTGCCTGAAGTGCGGGTGGGGTCCTCGGTGACCGCTCGCATCCTCCCCTTCCGGCGCCGCAAGCAGGCTGGCCGCATCGTGACCGGGTTCGCCATCGCCCTCGAAGCGAGGCCCGGCGCGGTCCTCCTGATCGCCGATGAGGTCGAGCTGGGCCTGACTCCCGAGCAGGCCCGGGAGCTCTCCCGGGACCTGGCCGAGCTGGCCGACGACGCCGAGGCCAAGCCGTGACGCCGCAAGAAATGGCCGAGCGCTACGGGGCCATGCTGCTCCCGACCCCGGTCGTTCTGATCATCGCGGCCACGGCGGAGGCGTTCGGGCTCACTCCCGCCGACCTGCTCGGGAAGGACCGGAGCAAGTCGATCCGGGAGGCGCGGCAAGCGGCCTATCTGGTCGCCCGACGCTGCACCCGGCTGAGCTATCCGGAGCTCGGGCGGGCGTTCGCGAAGAACCACACCTCGGTGCATGCGGGCGTTCGGAGCATGGCTACGCAGTGCGCCCGTGACCCGGGGCTGGCCGAGATGGTGGGGCTGCTGATCGAGCGGTTTGGCGAGGTCGAAGAAAGGGAGCGGGAGCAATGACTTGGGCGAAGGTTGACGACCACGCGAAC